AGAAAGTTCTCGTTAGTCAGTTTTCTGGTCGGACAGCCGCAAAGGAAAATCTTGAATACACCAAACAGGCTCACCCACGGGCACAGGCAAAGTGGTTTGATGCCGCTAAACGGCAATATGGTGACACATGGGTTCGCAAAGTAAAAGCACAGGCAGGAGGTGGCAGGCATAGCAGATAAACCTATCGGAAAAGACGCAACCGGATACGAAATTCTGACAGATGCCATGAAAGCACTTCTGAACCAGTATCCGGGACTGTATGAAAATGAAACAATCAAGTTTGAAGAACTTGGCAAGGAATCAGGAATTGCGTTCTCGGCAGATAATGGAGCTTTGATTTATTCAGAAAAAGAAGATGTTTGTGGCGTAATGCACCAGGTATGCCAGTACCCATTTTACGTGGTATATCGCACAGCATCTGACAAAGAAAGGCAGAAACTATCTGTTCAGAAGTTCCTTGACAATCTCGGTAAATGGATATGCCGGGAACCAGTTATTATAAATGGCTCTGAGACGCGTTTAAATGTGTTTCCAGAGCTTTCGCAGGGGCGAGTGATAAAACGTATCACCCGTGACAACTCCTATGGTTTAGAACCGCAGGAGAGTGGCGTACAGGATTGGTTGTTACCATTGTCGGTGCGCTACGAAAATACTTACGAAGCAATATAACAAGTAACAACCGGCTATCAATTGGAGATAGTCGCTAACCTACACAGCCTTTTAAAGTTATAGGCAGAAAGGACATTTCTATGCCAGTTACAGGAAAAATTGACCGTAAATATATGGCTCATTATATCGACGCAGGCTCCCTCTGCGGAGGACTGACACCGAAGTATGAACGTCTTGGAAAAGATCTGGAAGAGTACAATGTTGAACTCAATCCAGACACCGAAACCTCTAAAAACATTCTTGGAGAATCCACATTCAAACATAACGGCTACGAAGTTTCTTCTGACGCTGATCCATTCTATGCAGACACTACTTCTGATCTGTTCACAGCATTGCAGAAGATCGTAGACAACAGATACAAAGACGATAATCTCAAAACAAAAGCAGTTGAGGTCCATCTCTGGACGGAAGCTACAGCAGGCAAGTATGAAGCATATCAGCAGGACTGCTACGTTGTGCCGACCTCCTACGGCGGTGATACATCTGGCTATCAGATTCCGTTTACCGTCAATTATACCGGCGAACGAGTAAAAGGAAAATTTGATATCAGTTCCGGCACATTTACAGCTGACAGCGAATAATTTTTTTTAGGAGGGCATAGAAAATGGCAAAAACAATTAATACAAACATTGATGATGGATTTCTTCTTTTCACATTCACGAACAAGCAGGGTGAAGTGTTCTCTTCATTCAAACTGAATCCTACCGACATCAACATTGCAGCAAGAGCGGAAGAATTGGAAACTTTCTTTGAACAGGCTCAGGAATCTGTTAAAAATGTCTCTTCCGGTAAAGAGATGGCGGAGATTAATAAGCAGATCGAGGACAAAATCAATTATATGCTCGGATACGAAGCATCTAAGGATTTATTCAAAGAACCAATTACCGCAACAACTGTTTTTGGAAATGGTCAGGTGTTTGCCTATATCGTTCTGGACAAAATCAATGAAGCACTTACTCCGGAAATTGAAAAGAGAAAGAAAAAAATGCAGGAAGTGGTCAATAAGTACACGGAGAAGTATACAAAATGACCGCCTATGAGTTGCCCACCTCACTAAATATCAGTGGGGTGGATTTTTCTATCAGAACGGATTTTCGAGTAATTATTGATATTCTCATAGCCATGAATGACCCAGAACTGGATGAACAAGCGAAAGCGGTAGTTATGTTACAGATTCTGTTTGAGGACTGGCAGAGCATACCCCCAGAACATCTTACAGAAGCTCGTCAGAAAGCTTGCGAGTTTATTGACTGCGGTCAAGCTGATGATAGTCCGAATAAACCCAAGCCCCGTTTGATGGACTGGGAACAGGACGGAGATATGATTGTTCCAGCTGTGAACAAAGTTGCCGGTAAAGAAATCAGAGCTGTTCCATACATGCACTGGTGGACATTCTTTGGATATTTCATGGAGTCTGGCGAGTGTCTGTTCAACACGGTTGTTGGAATCCGATCAAAGAAAGCAAAGGGCGAAAAGCTCGATAAATGGGAAAAGAAATTCTATCAGGAAAATAAGAATATTATTGACATAAAAACACGTCTCAGCGACGAGGAGCAAGCTTATAAAGATAAGCTGAATGAGATGTTGAACCTCAAATAGTTAGGAGGTGGACACATGGCTGCTGATGGCTCAGTCATTATTGATACTAGGATGGACACATCAGGTGTGCAAAACGGCGTATCAGCAATCAGACAGTCTTTTAACGGACTTGGCAGCGTAGTAAAAAAAATAGGTGTACTGATTGGCGGAGCATTCGCAATTGGGAAACTAGCCCAGTTTGGGAAAGAGTGCGTAGAACTTGGTTCCAATCTGGCAGAAGTGCAGAACGTGGTCGATGTTACATTTACAACCATGTCCGATAAGGTTAATGAATTTGCAAAGAATGCCATGACCTCAGCCGGATTATCTGAAACAATGGCAAAACAGTATGTCGGAACGTTCGGAGCAATGTCTAAGTCGTTCGGATTCTCAGAACAGCAGGCTTACGATATGTCAACAGCTCTAACACAGCTAACTGGTGATGTGGCATCATTTTACAACATTAGTCAGGACTTAGCTTATATAAAACTGAAGTCAGTTTTTACAGGAGAAACGGAAACACTTAAAGACTTGGGTTAACAATTAGCTCCCTTACACAGCAATGTGTATTGAATAACATGGTGAACGAAGAAATCTTCGGTGTGTTGCTTTATGAGCAATGCTAACGGTAAAAGCCTAAAATTATTTAAAAAACTTGTGGTTATGACACCTATATGATATAATATTTATAGGAGGTGATTTCCATGAGTGAAGAAATTTGGAAAGATATTAAAGGCTACGAAGGCCTGTATCAAGTAAGCAATCTGGGAAGAATAAAAAGCCTTGAGCGTAGATGTAAGGCAAGATGGTATACGAGAAAAGTACCAGAGAAAATTTATTCTCCTGCACTTGATACTTATGGTTATCCAATAGTCTCTTTGCATAAAGACGGTAAAAAGAAAACGATTACAATTCATAAATTGGTTGCAAATGCTTTTCTTAAAAAGCCGGACGGTTGCAATTCTATTAATCACATTGACGAAAATAAGCAGAACAATTGTGTTGAAAATCTTGAATGGTGTACTGTTCAAGAAAACAATGCTTATGGAACGAGAGTAGAACGGCTAAGAAAAACTCAGCAAAGAGCGGTTCTACAATGTGATTTAGATGGAAATGTAATTAGAGAATGGGAGGGGATGAACTTCCTTTGTAGAGAAACAGGATATGACCAAGGTTTAATATCTAAAGTATGCAATAATGTTCACAGACATCGTACTGCATATGGATTCAAATGGAAATTTAAATAATCATGGTAATACCGTGCTAAGCATCGAAGAGTCTCAATAAGAGGCTCTTTTTTGATGAAAGTGTAACGACTATTCCGTAAGGAAGTAGGTTTAGGGCGAAATTCCCTATTCTGAAGTGCCATGCATCCTATTTGGATGAAGAGATAGTCTACTCCCCTAATAAATATCGGGAAACCGAGGGTATAAAGGGTCGTTATGACACAAAGTGCACTTGACCAGTACGCACTGGCGAATGGTTATGGCAAGACCACATCCGCCATGACCGAACAGGAGAAAGTTGCCCTCCGCCTGGCTTTTGTGCAGAAACAGTTATCTGCCGCATCTGGTGACTTTATCCGAACATCTGGTTCATGGGCGAACCAAGTGCGAGTAATGCAGTTGCAGCTGCAATCTCTCAAGGCAACAGTCGGACAGGGATTAATCAATCTCTTCACTCCTGTTTTGAGAGTTATTAATATTTTACTGGGAAAACTGGCGACTTTAGCAAATGCCTTCAAGTCATTTACGGAATTAATCACCGGGAAAAAATCTTCTGGCCAGACAGGTGTAAGTGGCGCAGGTCTTGCCGGGACAGATGCAATAGCTGATACGGCAGACCAATATGGAAATGCTGCCGACAATGCCGAAAAGCTGGCAGATGCAACAAATGATACAGCAGACGCAACTAAGAAAGCCACTAAGGCGGCAAAAGGATATCTTAGTCCTCTCGACGAAATAAATAATTACTCAACGGATAAAAGTGCAGATTCATCGTCAAAAGTACCGGGCGCAACCGGCGGACTTGCAGATCAGATGAAAGATGCTGTACAAAATGTTGATTATGGAAAATTGGCAGAGGGTGAGACAGTTCTTGATAAAATGTCAAAACCGCTAAAAAAGATAATCGACAGATTTAAACAGTTGGCTAAGTTAATCGCAAAAGGATTCTGGGATGGATTAGGAGATTACGAACCAATTCTTGACGGAATAAAAAAGGATCTCGATTCCATATGGAAATCTTTAAAGGATATCTTTACTGATTCAGAAGTTACTAAAGCAGCAAATAATTTTCTTGATTCATTTGCATATGCAATTGGACAAGTTGCCGGTTCATTTGCCAGAATTGGATTGACAATTGCACAAAACATTATAGGCGGAATTGAAAAGTTTTTAAAGCAGAACACGCAAAGAATAAAGAACTATCTGATAGATATGTTCAATATCGGCTCTGAAATTTCGCAAATCGCAGGGAATCTTGCAGTCGCCTTTGCGGATGTTTTCTCAGTTTTTGGTGGAGAAACCGCACAGCAGATTACTGCGGATTTAATCGGAATCTTTGCTGAAATCGGAATGGTTCTTACAGAAACGGCTGCAAAACTTGGCAGAGATATCCTTAACATGATTGCACAGCCTTTTATCGACAACAAGGACATTTTAAAGTCCGCAATCGAGGGTAGCCTCGGAGTAATAGAAACTGTAACAAGTGGGGTCTTAACAGTTGTTCAAAACCTTAGCGACGCAATATCAAGGTTATACGATGAACACGTAAAGCCGCTCTTTGATTCTATAGCAAATGGACTATCAAGCATATTTGGAACTCTGATAACTGGATATAATACGTACGTTCTTCCTGTTTTTCAAGGACTAGCAGAACAAATCAAAGGGCTATTAGAGGGACCATTAGGGGACGCAATTTTAAAGATAGAAACATTTCTCGGAAAACTCATTGATTCTCTGAAACTTCTGTGGGAGTCGGTGTTAGTTCCTTTAATTAACTGGATAATCGCGAATTTGCTTCCGGTTGTTGCAAAGATAATTGATGTTGTAGGCACCGTAGCGATAAAAGTCATAAAATCATTAATTAAAATAATTGGTGATGTAGCAGATACACTGAGTGGAATTATTGATTTTCTTGTTGGCGTCTTTACAGGAGACTGGGAACTGGCTTGGCAGGGAATAAAAGAGATTGCGGATGGAGCATGGAGTTTTATCAAAGATGTTGTGTCAGGTGC